CTCGCACAGGCCGGATTCGATACGACGAAAATCCTCGCGACGATGCCTTCCGCGCTCGACCTGGCGGCCGCGGGTCAGCTCGAGCTCGCCGAGACGGCGGATATCGCGTCGAACGTGCTTACCGGGTTCCGCCTCGAGGCGTCGGAAATGACGCGGGTCGCGAACGTGCTTACCGGCACGTTCGCGCGATCGAATACCGACCTCGTACAGCTCGGCGAAGCGTTCAAGCTCGCCGGCCCCGTCGCGGCGGGGATGGGACAATCGTTCGAAGAAACCGCCGCGATCCTCGGCGCGATGGGGAACGCCGGATTCCAGGCGACCATGGCGGGGACCGCGCTCCGCGGCGCGCTCGCAAAACTCGGGAAGCCGACTTCCGAGGCGTCTCGAGCTCTCGCGAAACTGAAGATCCCGCGCGACGCCCTCGTCGATGCGAAGGGCGACGTCCGGGGTATGATCGATATCGTCGGGCTCCTCGAAAAGAGCGGCGCGAGCGCGATCGACATGCTGACGATTTTCGGGCAACGCGCCGGCCCCGCTATGACCGCGCTCGTCGGTCAGGGGGCCGACGCAATCCGCACCCTGCAGACCGAGCTCTCGGGAATCACCGCGGCGGAAATCGCGGCGGTGCAAATGGAAGGCGCCGCGGGAGGTGTGCGCGCTCTCAAGAGTGCATTCGAGGGACTCCAGCTCGCGATCGCGGACTCCGGGCTCCTCGAGTGGTTCACGGGGATGGTGGGGAAGCTCACCGCGTTTACGCAACGGCTTTCCGCCGCGAACCCGAAAACGCTCCGGCTCGGCGTGATCGTCGCCGGCGTCGCGGCCGCGCTCGGTCCGCTCCTGATCGCGGTCGGCCTCGTCTCGACGGGAATCGGCGCGATCGGCGGGGGGATTACCCTCGTCCTCCCGATCCTGAAAGCCCTTTCGGTGATGATCTTCCGCACCGCGATCCCCGCGGTGCTCTCGTTCACCGCGGCCCTTTTGACGAACCCGTTTACTTGGGTCGTGATCGGGATCGCGGCGGTCATAGGGGCGGGGTTCCTCCTCGTGAAACACTGGCGAACGGTCGTCGGGTGGTTCGTCAAGGCGTGGGGGTGGATCCGCGACGCGGTGATGGCGGCGGTTCGCCTCGTCGCGCGCGGGATCCAGTGGCTCGTCGATCTCGTTCCCGATTGGCTGATCGACCTGATAAAGCTCGTCAACCCCGCCGGTGGATTCGCGCTCGGCCTCGTCGAGAATCTCGCGAGCTCGGATCCGTCGCGCGACGAAATCGATCGCGTAAACGACGGAACCGGCCGAGCTCGCGACGCGAACGTCCGCGTCGAATTCGACAACCTCCCCGAGGGCGCGCGCGTGACTTCCGACGCCGGCCCCGACTCACCGCTCGACCTCGACGTCGGGCCCGCGATGGTGGTTCCCGGATGACCGAACCCTGGCGACAAAAACTCCGGCGCGGCAATTGGAGCAACATCGGTTTCGAGGTGTTCTCCGTTTCGAAGCAAGTCGGGCGCCGCGTCGCGGTGCACGAGCTCGCCCAATCCGACGATCCGGTTACGGAGGACATGGGCCGCGAGCCTGACCGGTGGCGGGTCGAGGCGTATCTAATCGGCGACGAATTCGAGGGGAGGAAGGACGCGCTCGTTCGCGCGGTGCGGCGGAAGTTCAACGATAATATCTGGCCGGCCCCGCTCCTGAAACTTCCGTGGCACGACGAGACTTTCGCTCACCTGATCTCCGCGGAGGTGAAGCAATCGAGCGCGGAGATGCGAATCGCGCGAATGACCCTGACCTTCGTCGAGGGCGGCCGGTTCAAGTCGGAAGGCTACGAATGGAAACGCGCCCCGCAAAAGAAGGTAGACGTCCGCGCGGGAAGCGTTGACGACTCCGCCGCGACCGAGCTCGAGGACAACCTCGAAACCGAGGGGGTCCCCGAGGCGGTGCGCGAGGCGGCCGAGGACGAGACCCGCTCCCTCGGCGCGCTGATCGATTCGCTCGACGTGTTCGGCGGCGCCGAAAAGGAAGTGGCCGCGCTCCGCGCCCGGATTACAACGCTCGTCGAGAGCGCGGCCGATCTCGTTCTCGCGCCGGCGAACCTGGCGGCCGAGCTCGGCGAGGCGGTGCGGGGGATCCTCACTTCCGCGCGCTCGTTCCGCGGCGCTTTCTTCGCGTACGAGTCGCTATTCGGTTTCGCGCCGACCCTCGAGGGCGGAGGGGGAACGACGGCAACCGCGGCCGATTCGAACGCGGAGACGGTCGCGAACATGATCCGGGAGCTCGCCGTCGCGGCGGCGGCACGCGCCGCGGTGCGGGTCGATTGGGAGACCGAGGACGAGGCGATCGAGCAACGCGACGAGCTCCTCGAGGAGATCGACCTGGTGGTCGCGAACGCGAGCGCCCCGGTTTACCTCGATCTCGAATCGCTCCGCGGCGCGCTCGTCGAGGGGGTCCCCGATCCCGCGCGCAACCTCCCCCGGCTCCGGACCCTCGAGCTCGAGCAGACAATCCCCGCGCTCGTCCTCGCCTGGCGCCTCTATGGTGACCCCACCCGATCCGACGAAATCGCCACCCGGAACCGGCTCCCCTATCCGACGTTCCTCCCGGGCGGGGAGCGAATTCAGGTGGTGACAGATGGCGGAACCTGACCTTACCGACGAGTTCCGCCTCGAGGTGGGCGGGGTGGGGTTCGCGGATTGGAAAACGATCCGGATCACCCGCGCCCTTTCCTCCGCGTCGGGATCGTTCGACCTCACCGCGCTCTCGATCTCGCGCGCGCCGTTCCCGATCCGCCCCGGGTTCCCGGTGACCGCGATCGCAAAGCACGGTTCGCGCGGGCTCCCCGACACCCTGATCTCGGGTCACGTCGATACGCTCGAGGCGACTCTCGCGGGGCGCGGTCAATCTCTCCGCGTCGGCGGGCGCGACGCGACGGCGCAGCTCGTCGATTGCTCCGCGGTGAACGAACCCGGGGAATTCCAAAACCTCGGCCTCGAGGAGCTCGCCCGACAGATTGCCGAACCGTTCTCGATCGAGATCGTGCGCGAGGTTGACGTCGAGGCGCTCGGCGCTCCGTTCCCCCTCTTCAAACTGCAACCCGGCGAAACCGCCTGGAGCGCGATCGAACGCGCGGCGCGGCTCCGCGCGGTGCTCGTCTATTCGAACGGTTCCGGCGCCCTCGTCCTCGCGACCCCCGGCGGCGAGGGGCTCGCGGCGGAGCGGATCGTGTCGGGCAAAAACGGGAACGTGATCGAGGCCCGCGTTCGCTACACCTATCGCGACCGGTTCCGGTATTACACCGTTCGCGGTCAGGACCAGGGGAACGACGAAGCATGGGGGGAGACGGTTACCTCGATCCAGGGGACCGCCGAGGATCCGGAGGTGGATCTCTTCCGCCCCCTGGTCGTCGTCGCCGAGGGAAAACTCTCGTTCGACTCCGCGAACGATCGCGCCGCGTGGGAAGCGACGTTCCGCGCCGCGCGCTCCGCGACTCTCGACGTCACCCTCCCGGGGTGGCGCCAGGGATACCTCGGCCGCACCGGCGACCCGTGGCGGGTGAACCTCCTCGTCGATGTGGAAATCTCCGAGCTCGGGCTCTCCTCGCAGTTCCTGATCGACGTCGTGACTCTCACGCGCGACCGCGACAAGGGGACGCTAACGAAGCTCCGCCTCGTGCGCGCCGACGCGTACACCCCGAAACCGGAGATCCCGAAAGAGGACAACCCTTTTGCCGACTTCCTCGGCGAGGAGCTCGACCTCGAGGATCTCGAGATCGACGGCCTCGAGGATCTCGGCGACGAATTCGAGGACGACTGACCCATGGGCTCGATCGAATCCCTCCGCCGTCTCCTCGATCCGCTCGCGGCGCGGATCCGCCTCATGCTCGCGCGCGGGATCGTTCGCCTCGTGACCGACGGAACGAAGGCGCAAGAGCTCCAGGTTTCCCTCCTCGCGCACGAGCTCCGCGACAAGCTCGAGCGGTTTCAAAATTACGGGCTCACCTCCGTTCCGCTCCCGCCCTCGGCGAACGGGGAAGGCGCCGAGGCGCTCGTCGGTTTTCTCGGCGGCGATCGATCGCACGGGATCGTGATCGCGGTCGAGGATCGTCGGTATCGGGTGAAGGGACTCGCCGGCGGGGAGGTGTGCCTCTATGACGACCAGGGGAGCCGGGTGCACCTGAAACGAGGGGGAGCGATTTTGGTCTCCGCCCTTACCGTGACGGTGGACGCGGTGACCGCGATCACCCTCGACGGGGGAGGTTCGACGATCGAGCTCGACGCGAGCGCGATCACGATCACCGCGCCCGCTATCGACCTGGTGAAATCCTGATGCCTGGCGCAGCTCGAGCAGGAGCGGACACCGCGGGGGGGCTCATCCTCGGCGGCGGTCAGGATTTCGTAACCGTCGAGGGGAAACTGTGGGCGGTCGTTCCCGATCCCGTTCTCGATCACGGGGACGACGAGCACGAGAATGCGACGATGGCTCAGGGTTCGACGTTCGTCACGATCGCCGGCGTCGCGCCGTGCCTGGCGGGTCACCTGGCGACCTGTGGGCACGCGGCGACCGGCTCGACCTCAATAGGTGCTTCCGAATGACCTCCTCCGATATCGAGATTTTCCTCGACGAAACCGGCGCCGACTTCCGCCTCGAGGGGGGCGACCTGGCCGGGGACGCCGGCCTCGTTTCCGACGTGATCGCGAGCCTCTTCTCGGATGCTCGAGCTCGCCCCGACGACGAGATCCCCGACGGATCCGACGACCCCCGGGGATGGTGGGCCGAGACTCCCGGCGATCCGTTCGGCTCGAGGTTGTGGCTCGTGCTCTCCTCGAAACTGACCGAGAACGTCCTCGAGCTCGCGCGGCAGTATGCGACCGAGGCCCTCGCCTGGCTCGTCCGCGAGGAGATCGCCGAGACGGTGACGGTCGTCGCCACCCGCGGCGACTTGAGTCGGGTCGATCTCGAGATCCGGATCGACCGCGGCTCCGCGGAACAATGGGCGACGGTTTGGGATTCGATCGCCTCGACTGACTTCAATTCCGACCGGCTCCGCGTGAAGCTACTCGCGGCATAGGAGAGGATTCCCCCATGGCATACCCCCGCCCGACCCTCGCCGACCTCCTCGAGACGGCTCTCGCGCAAACCGCGACGCGCCTCGGCCTCGACCCCCTCCTCCCGCGCTCGCGCCTGGCGGTGCTCTCCGCCGTCGCGGCCGGCCTCGCGCACGGGCTCCACGGGACCCTCGCGCACCTGGCGCGCCAGGTGATCCCCGACACCGCCGACGCCGACAACCTCGAGCGGTGGGCCGACGTGTTCGGCCTCGCGCGCCGCGCCGCGTCTTTCGCGGCCGGCTCGATCGAGTTCACCGGCACCGACGGGACGAACATTCCCGCGGGGACAACCCTCACCCGCGCCGACGGCGAGCAATTCGAGACCGACTCCCTCGTCGTGATCGCGAGCGGAACGGCCCTCGCCGACGTAACGGCGAGCACCGCCGGCGAGCTCGCGAACACCGCGGCGACGACTCAGCTCACCCTCACCTCCCCGATCGCAGGCGCGAATTCGATCGCGACCGTCGAGACCGGCGGGATCGCCGGCGGGGCCGACGAGGAAACCGACGCGCTCCTCCTCGCCCGTCTCCTCGAGTTCCTACGCACGCGGCCGCAAGGGGGAAGCGAGGCCGATTACGTCGCCTGGTCTAAGGAGGTTCCCGGCGTGACGCGCGCGTGGGCGATCGCCGAGGCCCTCGGCGCGGGGACGGTCGGCGTCGCGTTCGCGGTGGACGAGGACGCCGACGGACCGATCCCCGACGCGGCTCAGGTGGCCGAGGTGCAGGCGTATATCGACGACCGGCGCCCGGTGACCGCGGCCGTCCTCGTCGCGGCTCCCGTCGAGGTGGAGCTCGACCCCGAAATCGAGATCACCCCCGACACCGGCACCGTACGCGCCGCGGTTCAGGCGAGCCTCGAGGATCTCCTCGTCCGCGAGGCCGCGCCCGGCGGAACGCTCTACCTCTCGCACGTCCGCGAGGCGATCTCCGTCGCGGCCGGCGAGATCGATCACGTCCTCGTTTCTCCCGTCGCGAACACCGTCGCCGGCGCCGGGCAACTTATCACCCTGGGGACGATCGTATGGTCGTAACGGAAACCCGCCTCTCCGAGTACGGCGCCGCGTCGCGCAAGCTCCTCCCCCCCGGCCTCGCGTGGGCGGGCGAGACCCTCCTCGAGGTGCTCGAGGCGCTCGCCTATTCGTTCGCCGAGGTGGACGCGCAAGCGGTCGGGCTCGTCGCGGAGACCGATCCGCGTACGACCCTCAACCTTCTTTCCGATTGGGAGCGTCTCCTCGACCTCCCCGGCCCGTGCGACGAGCTCGAGCCGACGATCGTTCTCCGGCGCGCCGCGGTGTTCGCAACCTACACCCGCACCGGGGGGCAGACGATCGCGCACTTCGTCGCGTTCGCGGCCGCGCTCGGATACACCGTCACGATTACCGATTATCAAGCGTTCCAATGTGGGCGCTCGACGTGCACCGAAACCCTTTCGAACGGCGATTGGGTGCACGCGTGGACGGTCCTCGGATCGATCGCGACCCCGACGTTCTTCCGCGCCGGCGATGGGGCCGCCGGCGAGCGCCTGGTAACCGCGTCGAACGCGCTCCTCGAGTGTCACCTCGAGGCGACCAGGCCCGCGCACTCTCAGGTTCTGTTCGAATACTCGCTCCCGTGGGAAGGGTATGCACCGTGGGAAAACCTCTACCCCGACCCCGCGATCGTCGAAGTCGAAGCCCCCGAAACCCTCGTCACGTAGGAAGAAACGATGCACAAGAACGACGGCCCCGACCATGACGGAAACGAATTCACCGACGGCGATCCCGGGCTCGGGGTTCCCCCCTCGACGGTAGGCGCAAAGATTCTAAACACGATCCAGCGGGAGCTCGTCGCCGTGGTCGAGGCGGCGGGGATCTCGCTTTCCGACGCGGACGATACGCAACTTCTCCAGGCGATCCCGCTCACGTTCGGCGGCCGGAGCGGATTTCGAAACCTCCTCCACAATGGAGACTTCCGCTATTTCCAGCGACACGGCCCCGCGTTGTATTCGGGGCTCGTTCTGACGACGCGCGAGTTCGTGGCGGATCGGTGGCGGAGCAGGGTCGGATCCTCGCCGGCGGTGGCGACGGTGGAGCGGCGCACGTTCACGCTAGACCCCGCCGGCATGACCGGAAACCCGCGCTATTTCTTGCGGCACGATCAAACGACGGCCGTTCCTATCGCCGGCGCCCTGGCCGAGCTCTCGCAACCGATCGAGCACGTTCAAACGACCGCCGAGCTCCCCCTGATCCTCTCGTGGTCGCAACGGGACTCGACCGCAACACCCCTCATAACCCCGGTACTTCGCCAGTTTTTCGGAACCGGCGGGAGCCCCTCCGCCTCGGTAGCGATCAACGGCACGGCGCGGGAATGCACGTCCTCCTGGCTCCGCCATTCCCAACTATTCACCCCCGCGTCGGTGGGGGGAAAGACGCTAGGAACGGACGGAAACGATTTCCTCGAGGTGCGGTTTACCTTCCCGGTGGATGAAACCTTCCAACTCGATATCGCCGACGTGCAGTTGGAATATGGATCGGTCGCTACCCCTTTCGAGCGCCGGCCGGATGCGGTCGAGCTCGCACTCTGTCAACGCTACTACGAAAAAAGCGTGGCGCCGGACATCGACCCGAGCGACGGAAACAGCGAGGGGCGCGTGTACCGATGGTGCATCGACACCGGGAACCAGCTCGCCTATAACATGCAAAGCGAGTTCCGGACGACGAAACGAATCACCCCCGCGGTGACCTGGTGGGATGCCTCCGCCACCCCCGTACAGGACGCGATCACCTGGGGAACGACGAGTCACGTTGTAACCGCGTCCCATCGGGCGGGACGCAACTCGACGGGGGTCCCCGTGCTCTCGGTCGATCCGACCGGGGATAATGCCGGACAGGGGAATTGGGAAGCCGAGGCCGATATCACCGACGCGTAATGTCTTCCCAGGACCCCCCGCGCTCGACCTCGACCCTCCCCGCCTGGCTCTCCGCGATCGGCTCCGGCGCCGTCGGGATCGCGGCCGGCGCCTCGCTCGACATGGACGGCGAGCGGATCATGGAATGGGTGGAACGCCTCGGCGGGTGGGGGGTCGTGATCCTCGTCGTGCGTTGGCTCCTCTCCCGCACCGACCGCCTGATCGCCCTGGTGAACGCGCTCGTCGCCGAGAACGCCGATTCTCACGCGCGCCTCGTTCGGATTTCGGAAGGCGCGACCCGGCGGATCGAGGATATCGAGAGGTGTCAAGCGACGTGCCCCCTCCGCGCTCCGGATTGCCCCCTCCCCCTCACGCGCCCCGAGCCCCCCGACGACCAGGCCCCCGAGCTCCCCGCGACCTCGTGACGAAAAAGGCGCCGACGAGCTCGAGCTCGCCGGCGCCGTCGCGGTGCTGGCCCCTACTGGCGCGGAGGGTCAGAGCGCGATCGCCTCAAAAGC